CCGCGACTTTGACTCCTGTGCCGGCGAGAGCGCCAACGCCTGTAGCGCCGAGGAGCCCCATGCCTGCGGCGGTGGCTTTGAGGGCGGCGGCACCGTATGCAGACACAGCTAGTTCTCCTTCGGCAAACTTGTATAATGAATGTCCGAGGCCCTCGTACCAGGACTTCTCTGGATCAAGCACGTGTTCTGCAGTAGTTTGGGCATCACCGAGGCTGAAGTCGCGGCTGCCGATTCTTCCAAATTTTATCCCACTGACCGATTGAACAGCCCTCCCTATGCCAAAGGGAGCTATCTCTGCCCATTCCCAGGCGGTGCCCAGACCTATCTCTGGTTCTGGGTGCTCCAGATGGTGCAAGGTCACCTGAGAAAGGGGGCCAGTGGCCGAGGGGATGTGTTGCTGCTTTGGCTTCGAAGTTTTCTTTGCAGCTTTTTCTGTAGCTTTCTTTGCAGCTTGGTTTATAGAGTTAATGTGCGCCTGTTGCTTCGCTTTCGCGGCTATCAAAGTTTGGTTAGCATAAGTCTTGTTGGGGGGCTCTGGTGAGAAAAAAGACTCTAGTGGATCTGATGGATCCCTACCAGTATATTGTTTATACCAATCAACTGCTGTCTTATTGCCGTTCACTTATTTAAACTCTCCCTTTATGATTTTCTAATTCGCAAATATAATTTTATTGTCTTCGATATACTCGGCTACTTTTTCACCAATTTTATCTCTATCTATTTTTATAATAATCTTGAATGGACCCTTTATCGCATCTCCAGTGCCCCTTGTCAAGCCGGGAGCATCTCCTGTGCCTGTAACGGCATTAGTAACAACCTGAAGTATCCTATCAACAGGACTAGCTGCAGCCACTGTGGCTGCATTGGCTGACGTTATAGTCTCAGAAACATCTTTTATAACCTGCACAGCGTTCGGGTTGTTGGCAGCAATTGTAGCAGAGTCCAATGTAGCACCCATATTAACTAATGATTCAGAGAAGATTTGCACCTTTTTAGAGTCCATTTCTCCTATTTCTCCTGCAAATTGTCTCATCACATCGATAGATCCTGACAATGCGTCAGTTATGTTTATGATTTGATCCACTGTTAGTTTACTAATAGAATCAATAAGGCTAGCATAAGTTTGAAAGCCGGCGGCCACTTGACTCATAGCATAACCCAACCCCACAACCATCGCTGTAACGAGACCAATACCAACAGCACCCACCGTACCAACGGCAGCAGCTGCGTACATGAAAACAGCTAAAGCGCCCAAAAACAACGAAAACGAGTCAATTACTGCACCCGAAACGCCTACTAAATTTTGAGCAAAATTAGAAAAACTATCCATTACCAATTTAATTCCCAATCCAGCCAAGGCAATGCCGGCACCGACCAGTGCGATGGCTCCACCAAATGCTAACACTGGCTTCCAAGCAAATGCACTTGCAATACCAATATGATATATACCAAGGCCGGCGGCAACTAACATGCCTGCTAAGACGCCTAGTGCTGCAATAAAAGCACCCGTATTGTCACCCATATTACCAATTGCAGTGGCCATATCCGCGATTCCCTGACTAGCCCATTGTACACCCTTACCAACACCCAACGCAGCCAAGGCCACACCACCTAAGATTCCAAGCCACTTAACGCCGGTGCCAATTCCAGCATACATTGACCCCTTGAGTTGCGCAAAACTTTGAGCCGCGTTTAAGTTGCCGCCAGCAACGTTTTCGGTCTTACCTACAATCTTTTCAAGGGCCGGAGCGAGTCTGCCCACCAGGGCCTTGCCTATAATGCCAATAACGCCAACAATTGCAGCTTTGGCAAGGACGAATGCCCCAATAAGTGCCCAAGGCCCCCCTCTAGGGCCGGCAAACTCGATCATCCATTGTTGCAAACTAACAAGACTTTCAGTCCATTCATGGATATAGTCCAATATGGCAGTTAACGGGGGTGTAAATTTTTTAAGTGTTTCTAGCCACTTTGTGCCCAGGTCTTTTGCCGTTTTTATGCTCTCATTCCACTCATCTTGAGCAGCTTTTGCTTCTTCAGCTTTCTCTCTTGCATCCATCGCTTCCAAGCCAGTGCCAAACAGCATCATAGCTTCATTCATGTCTGTAATTCCGGCTGCACTGGCGATTGCCTGTCTTTGGAATTTATTAAGACTTTCCCAACTTAACCCAGATTGACGCATTGATTGTTTAAGTAATTGAATTCGTTGTTCTTCGTCAGCATTTAGCATTTGAACCGTATTGAGATATGGGCCACCCATCAAAGCATTCAATTTTCCAACTGATTCTGCTGCACCATCAATGGTGTCAAACTGCCCAGCAGCAGACATTAAGCTATCAATAGAAACGCCTGTTCTCTGTGCTGTATATTCTAGCCTTTTAAAAATCTTGATCGCATCTTTCCCATATTTTCCTAATTCTGGCATAAGTTTGTTAAAGTCGGCTACAACCTCATTAACATTCTTGCCCATCATATCGGCCAAGCCTTTAAACTCCAAAGTAATGTCTTTTACATCGCCTACCCCACCTCTAAAGGACTTAAATACGGTATCTGATAGTTTTGCTGCATCTGCCCCTGCAATGCCGATTGCGCCCATTTGTGCAGTAAACTGAGAAAGCTCTGCAACTGTCTCCTGACTAGCTCCCATAATTCCAGTGAAACCCTCTCTGAGGGCTGCAATGGCTTGTGAGTTTTCTTCCATACTTAAAGAAAATTCACCGGTTGCTCGCCAGTTATCTTCAATCATTTGATTATATTTGCCACCTGCGCCGGTTGTGGCGTTAAAAGATGCTTGAACGCTGTCTAACTCTCTTGCAGCAAATATCAAACCTTCGATAACCTTCGTTATTCCCGCCTGGGCTCCGGTCAGAAAACCCAAAAACGGACCCCCAGAGAGCTTTAACATTCCACTACCAATCGCCTGGAAAACGCCACCTAAGCCGCCGGCTGTTTTATAAGTGTCTACGAGAGTGCCAAGAAAACTGTCTGCCTCTGCATTAATCCCAAGAAGACCACCCAAAACGCCGGCTACGGTACCTTGTAGTTTTTGTTGGGCAGCGTTTAAATCATTAAAGGTTTTTATAACTTTCTTGCCCTCGTTTACAGTGTTTCGCAATTCTTCCACTTGCTTTTTCAATTCTTCAGACCGACCACCATTGAGCCCATGTAGCTCTTCTTCTTGGTTAATCATTTCAACAAGCAGTTTTATCTCATATTCTACGTCTCTAATGCGAGATCTGGTAGCTCTTGCTAATTCCTCTCTTAGCATTGCCTGCTTTTCCATGGCATCGACTTGGCCATGGATACCAGCATTAATTTCTTCATTTAGCTTGTTTATTTCCCTGTAGTCTTGAGACATTTCGGAGGTTGTTTCGGCTATACTCTTTTTAGATTCTTTTATTGTTTTTAATTCTTCGCTAAACTTTTTAGCAGCTGCAGCGGCCAATTTCATTCTCTCGTCAATACCTGGCTCTTCTGCCTCCTTATCCGTGGCAGCTGCTGCGGCAGCACGGCGCTGTGAAGCTGCAGTGGTAGGGCCGCCACCCAATGCTTCAATCTTATCGCCTAGTTCCTTTAATATTTCACGAATGTCTCTTGCCATCTACATATTGTTCCTATTTAAAAGGCCACTGGAGGCCAGTAGCGTCTTCAAATTTGCCAACGGCTTGTTTAAGTCTGTATTTTGATCGGTGTGTAATTGGATCGTCTAATCCATATTTGTGAAATGCATCAATAAAACGTTTTTCTTTGTTTAAAGTATCCGCGAAGGTTTTAATTTCTGACCTAGTACCTCTAATAGTAGTTGGTATTGCGGATCCTCCAAACATGTGTTTAAGAAGAGATTTTACAGCCCATCCAAAGGTTACGAGCCAACTTTCATTAAGTTCTCCACGCCTATTGATACCTAAATCAATGTCAATGGGTGCATGGTTTTCGGTACTATTCTGCATAATTAGAGCCTCCAGAGGTAAATAGTTTTTTTATTAAGAAATGATAATTATCTTCTTGGAATGTTTTATTTTGATGGGGAATTGGTGTTTCTGGTGGCCTTTTCTTGGGCTTCTTTTTCTTTTTTAAACTGTTTTTCAAGGCGACTAATAAACCACCTTCGAAGTTTTACAGGTAAATTATATGCCTCAAAAAAGCTCCAACCACCATGATATTTTAAAATAAAAAACTCTTCGTAAACTTGGGCGATATAATTATCGCCCAGGCCAAAAAAAGTCTGCTGTGAAGGGAATGTCAATTATTTGATCATAATCGCATGCTTCACAAGTAAAACTATGCTTAAGCGATACATTTGGTATCACCTGAGCATAGGCTTTCCTTAAATACCGGGCATCGAGGGCCGGCATAAGGTCAACGAATTTATAAATTAAATCCTTGTCTGTATTGCCATTAACTGAGACAATAAAACGCTTAAATTGGTCAGTAAAAACGGAGTCGGGCAATTTGTGTTTCTTTTTTGACTCAGACATTTTAAGGAGAGCCTTTTCATCATTGCCATTCATTAATCGCACCTCAGTTTCCACTGATGTACGTGGCAAGGTAATCACAAAGGTACCATTAGCGGTCTTTTGTGTTTCCATTCCTTCGGCATCATCGCCAAGTTGGACTTCCAGAGCTTCTTCTAGGTCAAAATCGTGACTGTTGGTTGTCATGCAACTAGGGCACGTTACCCTGGTGCTATACTCTTCGCCATATCCCGTAATACGAGCAGCGACAATAATTGCATTTCTATCGCCAATTAGCAAAGAGTCAACTTTTACTTTCTTATCAACAATAATGCCTTGTAAGAACCTATCAATTGCAATACCTTTCTTCAGCAAAGATTTAGAATTTAATACATCCTCGTCTTTTGCTGTCATATAGCGAATTTCCAACTCTTCTACGTTATGAAGAGGGTGATTCTCTGGATAAAACTTGCCCTTAGAGGGCAATTCTACCATTTCTGTTGGCACTGCAAACGAAAGCGGATCAACCGTGGGATCTGGTCCGTTTACATTATTTTGATTTGAAAAATTTTCATTAGATAAAATAGAGGGCATGTCGGCTGGGGGCGGTGCCCCTAGGCGACTTTCGTTGTTTCTTGACATAGTATTTCCCTTGGTTGGTTAAACCGGTTGAAGAGGCGGAGGGGGTTAGCCGCCCAGTGAGGCCCAATCGTAACGGATAGTTAACTCGATGTTAACAAGATCATCATTTTCATAATCTAGTGATCCAAAATCAACAGACTTGATCCACATGTTATTTAAAGTCCACACATCTGCTAAAGTGCCCAGTTGATTATATTGTGAAAGTATGCCGTTACCAATAACTGCGTTAGAGCCGAATTTTGAAATAGTTCTCATTGGACCCTCGGCCTGCTCCCTCGGAGTATCGTACCCGCTGGCCTTCAAAAGACCATATAAGCTAGCTGAAGCGTCTGGAGATACGGGGTCCACTAGGGTGATTTGAAGCTCCTCCCATTCAACTCGTCCTGGATAGTAAAAAGTATGATTCAAATATTTGTGCGAGGACTCAGAGACGGAAAACTTTGGTTTCCCTGCCGCCTTCACAATCCACGTTGGAAGTAATTCTGCTGCACCGTCTCCAGGAAATTGAAAAGTCCAGCGAAACTGTCTTTTCGGTTCCACTTGTGCCTCTGCCCATTGTAAACCCATTGTTGTTTTTCTCCTTTATATAATAAATAGTCTTTTTTTTAAAAAATTATTTTTAATCCTCAAATGAAGCTCCCTGGTTCGTGACCGTAAAGTCAATTGCAATAAATTCAATTGATTTAGCTGGCTTCAAGAAAATCTTAGCGTACATGATATTTCTATCAATCAAGTCCGGAGTTGTCGTAGTTGAATCTAAGATAACTCGGAATGCGCTAAGTCCGAATCGCGACTGAATGCTACCCAGGAAGGGGTTAACTTTGTCCAAGAAGCGATTCCAAGTGATTTGAACATTTTGATCAAACAGAATGGTAGCAGCCATTCTAGAAACCTGCTTCTTAACATAATTCATCAGCCGACGAACATTAATTCGGTCCAATGCAGAGGGCGTAACTTGTAAGGTCTTTTGACCAAACGCCACAATACCTTCTGCCGGGAACGAAGCAATCGGATTAATTCGGGCTTCGTAGAGCTTGTCACGATCTTTAGTCGTCAATCGCTCTCTCACGGACACAACAGGAACACCTGCTGCACCAGCGCTTAAGCCGCCGCGATTAAACCCTGCAGGGGCGAACCACAATTCGTGGAATGTCTCTGTAGAACCCATCACACCAAGCATCGGCACTGAGGGTGGTACCCAGACCACATTATTACTAATAGTGTCTCGGATTTGGACCCATGGATAGTACATAGCTGCGTAGCTTGTATCATAGGCTCGCGAGGTCATAGTATTAACAATGTCCAGAACACCGGTCTCTGACACGCTGCCGCCGTCCGTTTCAGCCGGAGGAGTGTACCCGTCCGGAGGATCAAGAATGGCGAGAGTATCAGCGCGTTCTTCACAAACCTTAATCATGTGCTGTTGCAACACCTTGTTTTTAAGGTTAGGAGCAACCAGCAAATTACTTTCAACGACTTCTGGGTCGGAAACAGAGTCAATTGCTCGTTTCCAAGAGTTAAACACATAACTATTGGACTCAGAAGCAGTGGTACCCATCAAAGTATCATTAAATGGATCCATCTTTGTAATGTCTACACCATCAGAGCCACCAATAAGCGGAAGTGTAAACTGGTTGTAGCCTTTATCAAGTACCACTTCCCAAGAACCACTATTATTGATGGTGGAAGCAACCGTCATACATGGCAACGTTGTCGATGCCACTCCAGAACCACCTTCGGCGGTAGGACCAGACTGGTTTCTTCTAGCTCCCATAATCCACTTGACGTGAGGAACTGTACCGTTCGTATCCGTACATGTACCATTCGTCACACAACTTCCAGTGTAGCACAGATCATCCAAAGAGAAGTAGAACGGATATTCTAAATACGCATTATCTGCATCGTACTCGTAAGAATCCAAAAACTGTGCTTTTGGTCGGACCAAATCAACATATTGTGCTTCTTGTCGCGTTGTCCCGCGTTTATTGGTTTGAATACCAAAGAAAGCTTTCGTTGGATCTGTAAGGTTGCCTTCCGCACTATCGGTTCTCAGGCGCATGCGTGGGAACTCAATGTTTGCAAGATAATCAGAGGCATTATCTATAGCATCCACCTCTATGAATGGATTAGAACCATCTGGCATTCCTGCGCCGCCGCTGACCATCATAGTAGCACTATCGTTGATGGTAATTGCGCCGGATCCAGCGGAGAAGTTCGTTACTGTAAGACCAGCGCCCGAAACGGTCTCTGTATAGGTAACTGTCGTTTCGCCGGCTGTCCCCCCTTCAACTTGAGTTACTGTCACAACAGCGCCGCTGGCGGTGGCGGTCAACTTAGAATTGGCGTTTAAACATGTAGCCAAGTTTGTAGCAGTCGTATTTCTGTCGCTAGCGCCAGCGCCATATGAAACTTTAAAAACTGGTGTATTAGTATCAGTTGTAGTTGTCGTCCCATCGTTGTCGGCTGTTGCTGTGATTTCAGTACCATCAGTTGCAACAATCTTCACAGTATCAGTGTCCAGCGCTGTGGCATCAGTAATAGTTATTGTTGCAGAAGCCGAATCAGTACTGACGTCAAATGTAATCTGCTGAGATTTGTATCGCGGTGGGCCATAGAAGCCGAATGGCAAGTATCGCTCATCCGTTTCACCATTAGCAACTTCATTCTTCATGTCAATTCGGATATAACGAGACATATTAGGATAATCACCCTTCAAACGATATCGTCGCTGGTTGTTATCCCAATCTAATCTCATATCACCAATTTTTCTTGCCACATAATCAGGCGAACCTGGATTCATGCTACATCCACTGAATCTCTCGATGTATTGCACAGAATTATCTGTATCATTACGGTTTCTCACTGTCACTGTGAATGTTCCATATGGAGCATCAGTGTTGGTGGATTTCTTGATATCCTGAATGGAGATTTTAAGATTTTTAGCTTCCCATTCTCCGCTATTCAAGGTAACGAATCTAAAGAGTTTTTGGACGCCGCCGACAGAGTTTGAACTTCCTGCGCCGGCTTCTCCGTTACTACCAGTGGGATTATAACTTCCAGAGTTGAGCGTAAGGTCCTGTGAGAAGATCCAAGGCGTTTTAGCGGGTTTGGCAGCTTCCTTGAAATCCGCATATGCTTTTTGTGAGCCACCGGAGCCCGAGACAAGAGCCAAAATGGTACCATAGTAAGCACCGGAGCCAGCGCCCTTAGACCCAGCAGATTCTCCATGAAGTCCTTCTTTTTCAAAGTGCTCAATGAGCCAATCCTCGTATGTTTCGCCAAGCCAGTATTGTTCAGCTGCACCACCGACACGTGTACCATTAATATCATCTGTTAGCGTAGGATTCGTATTGAAAACCTTACGGATAAACTTGTTGCTACTATCGTCAAAGTTAAAAGTAGTAGTTAAAGTCGTATCACCATCGTTATCTTTAACAATCGCTTTAAATTCATAATTGCTAGTATTAGTAGCTTTGATCAATTTGTTAGAGCCAGTCGTGTGAACCGCCGTGGATCCATCGTCGTTGTAAAGCGCACCGGAAAGCTCAATACTTCCGGAGTGCAAGTACCACACTGCTGCCAATGTACCAGTTACGTAAGTTGAAGCAACTGTGTTTGCCGACGAAGACGGGAAAACAAACAAACCAAAAGCTCCACCATTTGCAGCTCTAGACGCATTAGCGTGTTTATTGTTGGTTGTCCAACCGGGCGTTCCGCCAGTTGAATCAGCATCGGGGTGTTTTTCTCCCAACAAACGAACAACAACAACTGGACCATTATTTTTAAGATAAGCTTGCGCTGCATATGACGCATATGTCGGAGCAGTATTGTTTCCATGCCTCCAGACATCACCTCCGCGACCTCCAGCAGTCGGATTTCCAAAAATATTGACAAAATCCGACATAGATTGAATACGAATGGGTCGCATTCCAGGTCCTCGCTCGGTTCGTCCAATAATGGAAGGACCGACTCTCAGTGGAAGTGATGGTAATTGTGAATTATCAATCTCATTGATAAAAATTCCGGGGGATACAAATTTAAATTTTCTTTCTGACATTGTAAAAGGCTCTCCTTTGCAGCGATTAATAGCGAAATATTCTTAGATAAATAGTTACTCAATTTACCAAAACCCAAATTGATTTTTTCAAGAACTACTTTTAGTTCCAGAGCTTCCTCCACGGCTAACGTATTCCCTCTTGTCGTCTTTTTTGTTTGTTGGAATTTTAGCATCCCATACAATATTTTCACGGGAAAATTTAATATCAACAGCGTTCTCGCGTATTTCAACCTGCGGGTGTTCTTGGTTATCATCTCCATTAACATATCCTAATATATTAATGTTGAAACTCGTTTGATAGATTCTCTCTTCTGTGCCCATGTCTGTGACATTGTTTTCTTGCGAGTATTCCTCTTGTATGAACCCCTCATAGTGATGTCCATTGTGTTCTGCGAGAAAATAACTTGAACCTCCAGTTCTAGTAAAAAATGGTTCGACAATTTGATTCATTTGTTCTTGATATTGAGCCTTGATGCTGATATTATATGAAATCTCCACGTAAACCGGATAAGGTATACTATAAATTTGATATACTGTTTTGTTGGCAGTCTTTCTCTTGGGGACAACAAAATCAATAGGGCCACTGTCATCGAAAAACGGTTCAGGAAAGTTTACTTCCCCTGATCGGTTTCTCATATCAGCGTTTTTAAAATTAGAAGTTTTATCATGATTTATTCTTCTTGCAATTTCCAATCTTGGCGCTTTATCTGGTGGCAAGGGACTGGGAAACATCAAACCCTTGGCTTGAGTTGCTAAACCCTTAGACACAGAGCCTCGTTCAATCGTTAAAATTGGTAAAATCAATGCTCCACTTGAATCCCGTATTTCTTTTTTGTTTTTTACCTGAAAAGCTCTCTCGGCAGAGGTCCATATAACTGGCACTTGCATGCGCTGCTTATTTGTAGTTTCACAAAAGATATTTTGACCCTTGATCCACTCAGTAATAGCAAAATCAATGTTCTCAATCGTTGATGGGCCAAAGGGTATGCGAGTATCAGTCACAGATGAAGCAAAACTAGCTATCGGAGGATCTGGAAGTTTAGGTGCCATTGAACAAACTCTCCCTTGCCTTTACACATTCGGCTGAAATCTCAATTTTGTGATCAGCTTGGCCAAAAATCTCTTTTGGCTCATTTAATGTTGTGATCTCGTAGTGGTCGTTGCCATACAAAATAAAATCACCCTCTCGAACAAACAAATCTTGATCTTCTGTTAGACGTCTTTTGTGAAAATGCACAGTTATCGAAGAGCGTCTATCAATACCAAAATTTGTTGCTGTAGTTTCGTGACCTTTCCACTCAACAATCGCATATACACGCACAGGAGGCAAAAAAGTCTTTTTAATCGCCTCTCCGTACAAAGAATGGAACTGAGTATGCTCTAAACTAATGGCATAATACAAAACCTGCTGCCCGATCACTCTTTCGATGAGTTCATCATTGACTTGTTTAATCAGGTCTCGCTCTTTTTTGCCAACAAAAAGAGGGGGAGGAGGCTGACTAGGTTGTGACCACTTATTCTCTGCCATTTATTTTACCCCACATAAATCCCAGCCGGTACATTTTGTACAACTTTGTTGGTATTTTCCACTATTGCAGAATTCGTCTCTGCTAGTTTTGCATATGTTATTTCTTCCAGCGTTGTTTTTAGCTCTTCTCTAAGCTTGTCCTGCTCCTCTTTACCTTGTGTTACTAAGGCGTCACCATTCAATGTAAGTGATTCATTTGGTATGGGTATGCTACTAAATTTGCTTCTGACCAAGCCAAGCATTTCTTTTGCCAAGGCCAAAGCAAATCTTCTAATCCACTGTTTGCCCATACTATTAACACTCTCATAAGGAATGTTCTCAAAAGGCAGCGTATTTGCATTATTGATACCTTGTGCGCCAATGGTTTTGTCTGAGTCTTCATCCCAGGCATCTTCCTGAACAGTGAATTTAACCCACATTTTCTTTCCAGAAAAAAGACTACTAGGTTGAGGGAATATTCTCAAATTATTATTTTTAAGCTCATATGACCAATGTGATATTCTTGTATAAATAGCATCTTCGTAAGCCATGGCTTGAGACTTGTTTTGCCACGATGGTACCAATTGGAATGTGGAGTCATCAGCGTACTGCCCATAAGTGGACAAGTTACCCACAACGTTTAAGCCGCCATAATACCCATAAAACCTCCACATGGACTGTGGGGTCTTATAATAGACTTGCTTAATATAAACTTTTTTGTCCCCAACCTTGTTATAAAAAGGGACATTAGAATCACTACTGGCGCTACTAGCAATAATTGCTTGCAAATCGTAGTCTTGAGTGCTAGCTGTTATAGCGAATGAAGCAGAATACTCTGTACTTAAGCCGCCGAGACCAGTTTCCTTGGACATGCCATCTGTTACTCTTCGGGCGTATTCAAACTGGAATCTTGGATACCTCAACGCTACATTGGACCCTGATAGGGCGTGACCCGATGTTAGCATGCCGTCTTCATCAAAGGAACCAGTTGTGTTCCCTAAAACGTCACCTAAGACATTC